AATGGGGACAAAGGTCGGGCGCCCGATCATCGCGCCGCGATTCGCGCCGTGCTGATTCGTGCGGACCTTCGTCCCGTGCTCATAAATCCAGCCGTGCGGCGCGCGCTGCACCAGATCGGCACCGGCCTGGTTCGGGCCGCGCGCCGGCACGATGGCGAGTCCGTTGCGCAGGTTGCCGGTGCCCCCGACGGGATACGCGGCGGCGACCTCCGCCTGGGCCGCCTGCAGACTCTCGAGCAGGAGCGGATCCGCCTCGGCGGTCAGGTCGGGCGCGAGGGTCTTGAGCTCGTCCGTCAACGTGTCGAGGCCCGTCCAGGTCACGCCGAGTCGTTTGGGCATCAGTCGAAGACCTCACTGCAGTTCAGAATCACCTCCGCGTGGCGTGCTTCGCGATCGACGAGGGACACGACGTGAAACGTCCGGGTCCCGAAATGCACGCGCGTCGCCGTCGTGATGCCGGGGTGATAGCGGCCGAGCAGCGTGGCCAGGCCGGCGGTCTCGCTGAGAAACGCGCAGTACCAGGTGGCCGGATCCAAGGGCGTATAGGTGCCGGTCGCCCCGTCGGGGACATCGAGCGTCACGAGATGCCGGAGCGCCCCGCTATTCATGCCAGCGTCGGATCGCGATAGGTGCCGAGCAGCACATCCACGGTTTCGATCGTCTTTTCGAGCTGCTTCGCGGACTCGTCGCCGCCCCGGCGTTCGTTGAAGGCGTCGAGCATCAGCTTGATCGCATGGCGCACGACGCGCGGGACGCTGACTTCGGTCCAGGTCTCGTCGGCCGCGTCTTTCAGCCGCGCGATCACGAATTCCTGCGCCGCCTCGACGAGCTCTGTCACTTCGGCGTCGTGCGTCGTGTCGGTGATGCGCAGTTGCTGCTTCGCCGCCGTGAGCGAGAGCAACGGGACCGTGATCGCGACGCGCGAAAAGTCGAGCGGCATCACGTCATCGCCAGGTCGCCGATCGTCGCGGCGACTTCTTCATCGGTGGGGGTCGCTGACGACGCCGCCGGCGCCGGTGGGGCGGGCGTCGGGGTGGCGAACGGATCGGCGGCATCGCGTTCCGCCAGCGCCGCCAGCGAAAACATCTGTTGCTGCAGGTACGGCGTATTCCCGCCAGGCACCGGACCGAGGCCGAAGTATTTGAACCGCGCTTCGTTCGGCGACAGGGCCCCGGCGGCAATCGCGTCGTGCGCGGCTTTGACCTTGGTCGCGGTGTCCATCCAGATCAGCGTGTCGATGTCGAATTCCGTCCCGTACGGCGTGGGGAGCTCAAGGCCTTCGTCGAGCGCGCACTCGAGCGCGGTCATGTGGACCTGGAGACACTGCGACTGATACTGCAGCTGCGTCGCTTCGCTGTTCGCGTACGGCGGCTGTTTGCTCGAGTCGACGTAGGAAATCGGCACGCCGAAACAGCCGGCAATCGTCGCGACGGTGTTGTCGACCTGTTCGGTGAGCTGTGAATCGACCGCGGTCGTCCCGATGTCCTGGTACTTCATGCCGTAGCCGACAATCGCGGTCTTCCCCGGCCCGAGGCTGTGCCAGGTCGCGCTCAGGCGCTCGGCGGTCTTGGTATCAATTTCGGTGGGGGCGACGAGCAGGCCGCTCGGCCGGCCCCCCTTGGCAAAGAATTCCGTGCTGCTGCTTTGGATGGTGTTCGCCTCGAGCGCCGCGGCCCCGCACGCATAGAGCGGCGACAGCCCGACCAGCGGATGGAACGCACAATTCCAGCGGTCGTGGATGATTTCGCGCGCCGGGACGCCGAGCTCGCCCTGCGGCACGCCGGCCAGGTCGTGCGCCTGGAGCTGGTAATACACGCTGCCATCCGGCGCCACGAGGACCGTCACGCGCGTCGGATCGAGCACGTAGAGCGCCGTCACCACGCCGCGCGCGTCGCGGTCTTTCAGGACGTAGGTATTGCCATAGAGCAGTTTGGAAAACATCCACTGCTCGAGGAACTGCCCGATGGTCTGATAGCGATTGGGCTTGCGCAACACCGGCGAGAAGGCCGGGCTCGTCGTCTCGGTCCAAATGCCGGCGGCATCCAGGGCGACGAGCCGTAGGGGCGTCTTGGCGACATCGCCGGCGATGAGCGAAACGCAGCGGAAGACCGTCGGGTTCGACAGCGCGGTGTCGACCTGGATCTCCTGATTGGTCTGCCACGCCCCCGTGAACGGCTCACGGACGGTGATCGGCAACCAGGCACTGCTCCCGACCGGCCGCGCCGTCGCGAAGCCGAGCCGGGATCGGATCGTGCTGAACAGACCCACGAACCGCCCTTACTTCTTGACGCCGTTGTCCGTGGTCGACACGCCCGTCGGGGCCGGCCAGGCCGCGGCGGTCAGATATTTCACGGCGTTCGCGTTCGCCTTGTTCCAATTGATGAACCGCTCGGCGCGGAGGCCGACCGAGTTGGTCTGCCAGAGCGACACGTACACCGTGGTCGCGTCCGACGGCGACATCGGCGCGCTGTCCATCTGCAGCGAGGCTTCCTGCGAGGCGTCGATCGTCACGCCGCCATCGTCGGCGTACAGAATCAGCGAGGGCTGCAGCGCAATCACGTTCCCGCCGGCGGCCTGGCTCGTGATGAACGTGAGGCCTTTGTAGGTGCCGCCGTTGATCGAGAGACCGGGGTACTGCGGCGAGCCGTCGAGATTGCTGCGGAACGAGAGCGACAGCGCGTTCGCCGCGGACATGATGAACGTGACGCCGTCGACCGCGATGTTGTTCGCGGCGAAATGGCTGATCAGGCCCATGATGTCGGCCATGGGATTGGTCGTCGCGGCGGCGGTCGGGGCCCCGTTGGTGATCGACGCCGGGTTCACGCCGGCAACGGCGGCGACGGCCGGATCGATGAACTGCGCGTCGAGGAATTGCGCGATCCCCGCGATCATGTCGGCCCGCACGAGCGCTTCGGCGCTCGGATTCGAGAGCTTGATCAGCTCCTGCGTCAGCACGATGATGCCGGCCGCTTTCGTGATGCTGAGCGACGTGGACGAGAACGCCAGCTTCGTGACCGGCTTTGGTTTGGCCTCTCCGACCCAGCCATACGTGCCGCCGGCCGTCTGCGCCGGCACTTTCGTGTTGAAGGGCACGTTCCGCAGCCCGGGAATCTTGCCCAGGATCGTGGCCGGCCGCAGGAGTTCGATGAATTCGTTCGCGATGTTCTGATTGACGAGCGGGCCGGCCCAGGTCGCATCGGTGACGGTGCCGGGCGCAATCGCCGCTTTCAGGTACAGCGCGACTTCCGGGGTCGAGTCGTCCCAGCGCTTCGCGTACTCGACGGCATCGCGGAGATTGCCGTTGCACACCAGCTTCGCGCAGGCGGCGCGGACGAAGGCGGTCCCGGGGGGCACATTTGGCCGCACCGAGATCACCGGCAGCGTGGGCGTGCGCAGCGCCGGTGTCGGCGGCACCGCGGTCGCGGTGGTGATCTGCAGGCGCTCCATCTCGCGCCAGCGCGCCAGGTCGGCGTCGATGCTCTTGACCTGTACGGTCAGGCCATCGTGCTCTTCAGCCGGTTCGGGCTCGAGCGTCGAGCCGTCGCCGGCGGCGACTTCCATGATTTCGGTCATCCGCGCGGCCAGCGCCGCCCGCTTGTTTTCCAGGTTCTGGATGTGTTCGGCGGTGGTCTGCTTCATGGCGAGCGTCTCCTGCCTGCGCGGCATGGCTAGCGATTTAACGGTGCGAATGGTGGCCTGGGCGTTGGCCGGAATGGTGACTAACGAGACTTCGAGGATTTCGGTCTTGGTCAACTTGCGGGCGCCGGTTTTCAGATACTCCACGCCGCCCTCGAGGATGCGATGGCCGATCGACACGCCGGTCATGACGCCGGCCTTGATCGAATGCCAGGCCTCGTCGACGCGATCCTTGAAGCGGCCGGGCTCGTCGACGATCGGAATCGACGCCTCGAAGGCAATGCCTTCGGCGGTCCGCGTCAGCGTGACGCGGCCGATCGGCTGCTGGGTGTCGTGATGAAAGAGCAGCGGGAGCGGATTGCGGAAGCGGACGCCGGCCGGGTCGACGATGTCGCCCTGGCGATCGAGCTCCGGGGTCGAGGCCAGGCCGGAAAAGGTCCGGCGGGCCGGCTCGACGGCCTTGATGTCGAGCAGCGAATAGGCGCGCTCCATGGATGAAGCGCCACCATATCTTGGGGGTTGACTAACGCCTATTTTTGGGATGCGAAATGCCGCGATCGAGCATTCGGCGAATCCATTCCGCCATCGTCATCCGCGCCGCGTCGGCCTCGCGCTGCGTGGCGTCGAACTGCTTGGACGGCAGCCGAATGGAGACTTGCACGGTCGGATCGTCGGCGGCGAGCGGCGGACGGCCGGGCCGCTTCATCCGAACACCACCATCGGATAATCCGGCACCGGCGTCCGCGCATGGCGGTCCAGGACATCGACCGCCATGATCAATGCAACGACGGCATCAATCCGCTCGGTGGATTTGACTTTCGACGGTTTGAGGTTCCCAGCGGCATCTTGTTCCACCGCAACGTTGCTCACGCACCAGCGCAGCACCGGATCGCCATCGTGCCGTAACCGGTTGGAGAGAATCGCCTCCTGCAGCGATTTTGTCCCGGCGGCGAGTCCCGCGAAGGTCTGCCGGATGGGCACCAGCGTAAACCCATCCCCTTCGAGTTGTTTGACGAAATCCAGGGCGTTCCAGGGATCGTAGGCGATGATCTTGAGGTCGAATGCGCTCGCCCACTCGAGCAAGACCTGGCGAATGTACTCCTTCCCCACCGTCTCGCCTGGCGTCGCCGTGATCACGCCGGTGCGCGCCCATTCCTCGTAGGGCACCCGGTCGCGCAGACTCCGCACGCGAATCCGCTCCTGCGGGACGAACGACCGGCTGATCACATCGAACCCCGTCTCATCGGGCAGGACGCCCGTAATCGATGTCAGGTCCTGGGTGGCACTCAAGTCGAGGCCGACATAGAGTGTGCGGCGGGTACCGTTCGTCGTTCCTAGGGCGTCCTGGCGCGCCAGACAGGCATCCCAGGCCGGGAGTTGAAGCCATCGGGAAGCCTGCTCCGTCCATTGGTTGAGGTAGAGCCGGCGAAACGTATTCTCCTGGGCCGGAATCTCGCGCGCCCGACGACACGCAATCTGCATCTCCTCGAGGCTGCGAAAATCGCCGAGCGCGGGGTTGGCCTTCCGCCACACCCGCTGACTCGTCCAGTCGGCGTCGTCCGGCGCTTCGTACAGAATCGGCAGAAACGTCGGATCGATCGCCGGGTGCTCCGCGACCTTCTTCGCGTGCGCGTAGAGCTCCCAGAGGATCGAATGGCGGTCGAACCCGGCCGTCGAAATCACCAACATCAGCGGCTGAGACCGCGCCCCCATCGAGGTCGAGAGCACGTCATACAGCCGCCGGTCCGGCGCGGCGTGGAGCTCGTCGTAAATCACCATCGACGCATTGAACCCGTGTTTGCTGTACGCCTCGGCCGAAATCGCCCGGTAGAACGACCCGCTCGGCCGGTGGACGATGCGCTTTGTCGAATCGACGAGGTCACAGCGCGTCAGCAAGTCTGCCGAATTGCGCACCATCTGCGCGGCGACGCCGAACACCAGACCGGCCTGGTCCTTATCGGCCGCCGCGCTGTAGACCTCGGCGCCCATCTCGCCATCCGCCAGCAGCCCGTACAGCGCAATCGCCGCCGCGAGCTCCGTCTTGCCGTTCTTGCGCGGCAGCATCAGCAGGCACGTCCGGTACTGCCGGAGCCCATCTGGCCGTTTCTTGAAGAGCTTCCGCAACAGCCGGATCTGCCAGGGGCGCAGATTGAACGGCTGGCCGCCAAACGTCCCCTTCGCGTGCGTCAGGCTGTTGATAAACGCAATCGGTTCGACCGGCGTCGGGGGAATCAACCCCTCGAGCACCAGGGGTTCCTGGGGGTCCAGGGGCCGGAGGCCAGGGTTTCCCCGCAGGATCTTTAGGGCTTTCGGGATAGGTTTCCGACCCGACCGTTTATTGCCCAATTTCCCTTAACTTTCGCGAAAACCTGTCTGTCGC